CGATATCGCAAAGCAGCATCGCAGGTCTGCACGCCGCGTGGAGCAGATCCGCCAAGACCTCCGGGCGGAGGCCGCCAAGAAACCCGCGCTGCGCGATCTCCCCCTCTTCAAGCACGACTGACCCCGAAACGCTTCGGGGGGGAATGATCTGGCGCAGCCAGTGCATTCTGCGGGCACCTCCAATGTAGGTGATGCCCATGCAATCTGTCCGAGACATCGCAACCGAAATCCTCCGCCGCGAAGGCGGCTTTGTGAATGACCCCGATGATCCAGGCGGGGCCACGAACTTCGGAGTGACGATCCACACGATGCGGCGTTTGGGTCTCGATCTGGATGGCGATGGCGATGTCGATGTGCGTGACGTGCACCGTCTGACGCGCGAGCAGGCGGTCGAGATCTTCATTGAGCACTACTTTGAACGTCCGCGCATCGATCAGCTGCCCGACGTGCTGCAGGCCACTGTGTTCGACATGTATGTCAATGCTGGCGCCAATGCAGTGAAGATTCTGCAGCGTCTGTTGCGTGACATGGGTTGGTCGGACGTCGCCATCGATGGCGTCATTGGCCCCCAGACCGCAGGGATCGCGAGGCAGGCCTATCAGCAGGCTCCCGAGTATCTGGCGGATGCCTATGGCATCGCGCGGCGCAACTACTACTACCGGCTCGCTGATCGACGCCCTGCCAGTCGGAAATATGCCCGCCGGCGCGACGGCGGAAAGGGTGGCTGGATCAAGCGAGCCGAAGAGTTCATCTCGCCGCGGTTTCACCTCACGGACGCAGAGCACCGCGCCAGAACAGGAGGCTGGTCATGATCCGCTCTATTCTTTCGATCCTGTTCGGCGGCAGCCGCAACCTGCCCGTCGAGATCATCGAGGCTCTGCGGCCCAACGCGGAGGCGGCGGCGCAACGCGGCTACGATCTGGATGCGGCGGTCATGTCGCAATTCGCGGCCGAGTTTAGCCAGCCCCGGAAAGGCTGGTTCGACCAGCTGGTCGATGGCCTGAACCGACTGCCGCGCCCGCTCATGACCTTCGGCGTTTTCGTGATCTTGATGCTGCCGGTTTACGACATCGTCCTCGCGACGGAGGTCTTCACCGCGTGGTCGATCATCCCTGGCCCCGTCTGGGCCGTCTTTGGCGTGATCGTCACATTCTTCTTCGGCGGGCGGATGCAGACACAGGACATCGACTTTTCGCGCGGCATGGCGGGTGCGGCGGTTGCTTTGCCGCAAGTTCTTGAGCAGCTGCAGGCCGTCCGGGCGATGACCGATCGGACGCCGCAGGTCGCGAGCACCGACACCGATGCCGCCGCGACAATTGAGGTTGTGCAGCCTAGCGACAACCCGGCGATTTCGGCTTGGCGCAACGAGGCAGGAGGCTGACCTTGGAATTCGATTGGACGATCTCCGTCCCCGTAGTCATCTCACTGGCGACGTTGATTTTTGCCTGGTTGCGGACGCGGCGCGCCGACGTTGATGAGCGCTTCACCGCGGGCATCAAGCGCATGGCTGCCCTAGAGCTCCGCATTCAGCATGCGGAGCAGCTGTTGGAGCTGTCACCCGGCAAAGAAGACATCCATCGCGTTGAGCTCTTGGTCTCGGAGATGGCCGGCGATTTGAAGGCGATGGCGGCGTCGCAGCGGAGCGGAAACGATCTCATGCGCCGCCTGGAGAAGGTCGTCACACGCCACGAAGAACACCTGCTGGATGGAGCTAAGAAATGAGCGATTATGCGGCTCTGGTGCGCAAGCACGCGCGGATCACGATTCTGCGGTTCTTGGAAGGTGCGCCCAAATACACCTCTAATGCGTCAATGCTCTCAGCGATGCTGCCAAAGGCGGGTGTCAATTTTACGCGCGACCAGACGGTGACCGAGCTCGAGTGGCTTCGTGAGCAGGGCTTTGTCAATTTGGAGACCTATGGCGGCATAGTCGTCGCCATTGCAACGCTTCGTGGTGTTGAGATCGCACAGGGCGTGGCAACGCACCCAGAAATCCAACGCCCCCGTCCGGAGACTTGATATGCCTCCGCCCAAAAAACTCGACCTGATCCCGATTGAGCTGCGACAGCGGCTTGCGGAGGAACTTCAGTCTCGGGGCTTTGGCGACATTGTCGACGTAACCGAGGCGCTCAACCACTGGCTAGACGAGGAAGGCTTGGAGCTCCGCGTCGGCAAGACCGCCGTTGGAGAGTACTCCAAGCTATTGAAGGATCAGCGCGACGCATTTGCGATGGCTGAAACCCTGTTGGCCGACATGGACATCGAAGCCGAGAGCAACATGCACAAGGTTCTGATGCAAATGATCGCGACCGCGGCGTTCCAGATGATGCAGACCGTCAGCGAGAACGATGGGCAGTTCGACCCCAAGGGCCTTGCGGCGCTAAGTCGGATGCTGAAGGATCTGATGCACTCGGCCGGTATCCGCGAAAAGCTGCGCGAAGATGAGCGGAAACGGGTGACAGCCGAGGAGGCGGCGAGGGCGGCTAAGGCTCTAGAAGCCAACTCCCTTGAGCTCGGCCTGACTGGAGCAACGGTAGAAGCCATCAAGGCCAAAGTGTTGGGGGTGACCGGCTGATGGCCTTCCATGCGATCAGACCGGGCGGCTTTCAGTGTGGGAATGCGTATGCGACTGAGGAGGCGGCCAAGCGCCGAGCAGTTGCTCTGGCGGCCTCCGATGGGCGTAGCTCCCGATCCGGCCGCGACGCAGCATCCTGGGCGGCGAAGTTGACAGCGACCGAAATCGACACCCTGTGGCGAGGGCTCACCCGAGCGGGATGGCGAGTGCAATGGAGCGGGTAGCTGTCGAACCCCTTTCCGACGAACAGTGGGAGGAGCTGCGAGAGGAAAGCCGTCAGAGCTTTCCGGAGGCGCTCTCAGAGGCGGATGATCTGCCCGACCTCTTATTGTCCTATCAAGCCACACTCTTGGCCACGACCGCAGTTCACGCCCTCGTGGTTTGCGAGAAGTCGCGCCGGATCGGGGTGACATGGGGTATCGCCGCTGACGCGGTCCTAGCCAGCGGTGCCAAGCGGTCTGCGGGCGGTATGGACAGCTTCTACATTGGCTACAATCTCGACATGGCGCGTGAGTTCATTGATGTCTGCGCGATGTGGGCGCGGGCATTTATGCCAGCTGCCTCGGAGGTGCAGGAGTTCATCTTTGTGGACCAAGACGAGGATCGCGGGGGCGACAAGCACATCCAAGCCTTTCGCATCCGCTTTGCGAGCAGTTTCGAGATCGTCGCCCTCAGTTCGCGCCCTCGGTCTCTTCGCGGCCGCCAAGGCTATGTGATCATCGACGAAGCGGCCTTCCACGATGCGCTCGATGAGTTGATCAAGGCGGCAATCGCCCTGCTCATGTGGGGCGGGAAGGTTTTGGTCATCTCCACGCACGATGGCCAAGACAACCCCTTCAATGAGCTGATCCAGGATATCCGAGCTGGAAAACGCAAAGGCGAGGTCGTCAAGATCACCTTCGATGACGCGATTGCCGCAGGGCTCTATGAACGGATTGCGCTGGTCACCGGTAAGCCTGACACGCCCGAAGCGAAGGCAGAGTGGATTGCCGGAATCCGCGCGTTCTATGCCGCCGACGCCAGCGAGGAGCTCGATGTCATCCCGAAAGCAGGTTCTGGCGCATTCCTGTCCGGTCCGATGATCCAGGCGTGTATGACGGAAGAGCACTATGTCGCCCGCTTGGAGTGCCCCGACGGGTTCCACCTCCGCCCCAAAATAGAGCGTCGCGCCTTCGTTGATGACTGGCTTGAAACCCATGTTGAACCGCATTTGAAACGCTTCCCAAAAGATCGCCGGTCCTACTTCGGTGAGGATTTCGGTCGAACAATCAACCTGACGGTCATCCCCTTCGGTTACGAGGCGCGCAACACAACTCTGATCGTGCCTCTGATCGTAGAGCTGAAGAACACACCGATCGCGCAGCAACAGCAGGTTTTGAGCTTTGTCGTCCCACGCTTGCCGCGCTTCTCCGGGGGAAAGATGGACGCGACAGGCAACGGGCTCGGCCTCGCAGAATGGGCACAAGAAGAGTTCGGCCATCGCCATATCGAAGCGGTGAAGATGAGTACCAACTGGTATCTCACGGTCATGCCCAAACTGAAGGGACACTTCGAGGACAAGTCCATCGAGATCCCGTTGGATGCCGACACGAAAGACGATCTGCGCACCCTGCGCCTCATCCGTGGCGTGGCGAAGCTTCCTGAAACCAACAAGGACGGCCGACATGGCGATGGCGCAATCGGCCTCGGCATGTTCGTGGATGCCAGCGAGATGGAGGTTGGCGAGATCGCTTACACATCGGCTTCGACAACGGCGTCGAGGCCAATGTTCGGTGCCGACGATGATGACGACGACAACTGGACGCCTGTGAGCCAAAGGGGGGCTTGGTGATGCGCGAAACTTCGGAGGGTATTCTAGCAGATTGGTGGGCTCTGACACCAGGCTGCAAGGTCTATCTCTGCGTGGACGGCCCGGCGTGCAATGGCCATGATCCGTTTGGGCGGCAGTATCTGAACCTCACCAGCTCGGGAATTCAGGAGCCCGGCCTGAGGATGCCCCTGTGCGCCTCGGTCGAGGAAGCGATGCGCGGGTTCGAACAGGTTCTGCAGGACCACATCCGAGGAGCGACTGTTTGCTTTGTCCGGCGGCCGCCGCGGCTGTTTTCACGTGAGGGCCGGTTCCTTGTCAGGTGCCGCATCAGTTCGCACGCGTTGGATGTCAAATAGCCAAAGAGGAACACGGTGATGATGAAGCAGATTGAGCAGTTCGAAGAGCGGTTTTTGGCGGGTTTGGCCTATGGCCTGGGTGGAGCGGCAGGCGTGTTCATTCTACTCGCGTTGGGTCTTTTTTTCGCGCGGGTGTTCTGATGAGCGCCATCTTGACGTCACAAGGATACCCGCCGAGCGCGTTGGTTCGTCTTCCAAAAACCGGCCGATTGGTCCGCGCAGTCTTTGTGAAGTGGATCACCGAGGGCCAGATTGGCGCGTTCAACTATGGGGGGCTGGAGTTCGAAGCCCCTCCGCAGCCGATGCAGTTTGAGGATCGGTCGTAATGCGGTTCTGGTGTCTCTGTCGGTTGATCGAGTTTGTAGTGCCGCGCTGGGCGCGTGAAGCGCGAGCAAGAGGCTACGACCAAAAAGTCGTTGAGGCCGCTATTCGAATCGAAACTCGGAGGGGACAGTTGAAACATAGACTGACAATCCAGGAGGCGACGGCGTTAGCGGAGGAAGAGGCTTCTATTTGGTGCCAGTCGTGCTCCGCCCCGGCTGACGGGCAGGGCCGATACTGTCGGCATTGCGAGAGTTATTGGGCCGATGTGGATGCCGGGGTTTTCGACGGTTTTGAGGAGGCGGAGGCTCATGCTCGTTGATCAATACAACCGCCCGCTGAAGCGACCCGCAGCGAAGGAAGTGGTCGACGAGCTGTCGGGGCCGTCTATTGGCTCCGTTCGCCAGATCATGTCGGGCCATCCCGCCGACAATCTGCGGCCGCAGCGGCTCGCGGCGATCCTCCGTAACGCAGAAGTAAGTGACCCGACCGAGTTTCTGCAAATGGCCGAGCAGTTCGAGGAGAAGGACCTGCACTACGCCGCCGTGCTGGGTGTCCGCAAACGCGCCGTGCGGAAGCTTCAGCTTGTCGTTGAAGCGGGTGACGACACCGAAGCCGCCCAGGACGCGGCCGAGCTCGTGCGCAAGCAACTGACTTCGCCGCCGGTGCGCAAGGCGCTCATCGATATGATGGATGCGCTTGGCAAAGGCTTCAGCGTTCATGAGGTGATGTGGAACACGTCATCCCCGCAATGGACGATCCGAGCGCTGAAGTACCGCGACCCGTCCTGGTTCCGGTTTGATCAGACGGATGGCGAGACACTTCGGGTCCGCGACAACGAGGGCGACAAGGACCTGCCGCCCGGCAAGTTCGTCATTCACCGCGCGAAGACCAAGAGCGGGTTGACGATCCGCGGCGGTTTGGCCCGTCTCGCCGCTTGGGCTTACATCTTCAAGAATTACAGCCTGCGGGATTGGGCGATCTTCCTGACAACCTATGGCCACCCGATGCGGGTCGGCAAATACGACACAAATGCCACAGAAGCGGACAAACAGACACTCTTGCGCGCTGTCCGCCAGATTGGCACCGATCTCGCGGCGATTATGCCTCAGTCGATGGAGGTCGACTTCATCGATGGCGCCGTGACCGGCGGCGAGGCGATGTTTGAGAAATCCGCGCGCTATTGGGACGAGCAACTCTCGAAAGGCATCCTGGGGCAAGTTGCGACAACCGATGCGATCGCCGGCGGCCACGCGGTCGGCAAGATACACGAACAAGTCCGCGACGATATCCGCGACGCCGATGGCGAGCAGTTGGCCGCGACGCTGCAGTCGGATCTCGCAGCCCCTCTTGTCGCCTGGAACTTGGGGCCAAATGTGCCCTGCCCGGAGATTTCGCTTGTCTCGCCCGAAGAGCACGATCCGCGGCTCCTGATGGCTGCCGCGAAGACGTTCGGCGGTCGCGGGCTAAAGGTGCCGGTGGCGGTCGTGCGTGACGCGTTTGGCATCCGCGCGCCGGAGGACGACGAGGAGGTGCTGGATTTCAGCGCCAACTCGCCACTACAGCCCTCACGCGCCGGTTCTGAAACACCACTACACCCCCAAACGGCCACGGCCGCCGCTGCTCGGGCTGGCCATCTCTCAGCGATCGACCGGTTCATCGACCGGGTGGAAGAGGGGCAGTTCGATGACGTGACAGATCCGCTCATCGCGGGTTTTGTCGAGGCGCTGCAGGGGGCGGTATCACTCGAAGAGGCACGCGACATTCTGGCGGAGCTGGCTGACACCGCGCCGGATGGCACCTTCACAGAGTTCCTGACCAATTTGGGCTTCAACGTGCGGCTTGCCGGCGAGTTGGGCGCCGATATCGACAGATGACCGAGGCGGTGGAATTCGCACCGCTGCCGCCGCGTGAGGCCATCGAGTATTTCCGGTCGCGCGGCTATGCGCCGCCGGAACAGCGTTTTGACTGGCGCGATGTCTGGCGCGCGGAACATGCTAGGATGTTTGTCGTTGCCAAGGCCACGCAAGATGACGTCCTTCAGCTGATACGTGGTGAAGTTGACCGCGCCCTGTCGGAGGGCCGCACGCTCGATCAGTTCCGCGCGGATCTCCGACCAGCGCTTCAGCGCGCCGGATGGTGGGGCCAGGCCATCCAGACCGATCCGCTGACCGGAGAGCCTGTCGAGGTGCGCCTCGGCACCAATCACCGGCTCCGGACAATCTACGACACGAATATGCGGACATCGATGGCGGCCGGGCGGTGGGCGCGCATTCAGCGCACGAAAGCCGCGTTTCCATTTCTGCAGTACCGGCAAATCCAGCGTCCGACGAAGCGGGACGAGCACGCCATCTATCACGAGATCATCCTGCCGG